GCTGGACTGATTTATCAGAAGGATGCGGCTGGTGTTGTAGAAGCAATCGGTCCTCAGGTTCAGACAACCGGAGCAGACATTAAGACAATGTATCAAGGCGACTTGATCGTTGGACGTCTTGCAATGGGAGCCGGAACCCTTAACCCTGCTGCTGCAATTGAAATCCAAACCGCTTAAGGGGAGGTAACATGGCAAAAGCAATTAGTACAACTGGTATCGCTGGACTTACTAGCGATACTTGGTACTCTGCACCCCCAGTTGAATGGGGACGTGCAGGTGCCGCTGTCGCAACAGTGGCTGTTGGTACTGCTACCGGGGAAGATGGAACCGCTGGTGGTACTAACGGTGCTGTAGCTGATAAGGCTACAACAACCGATGGCGGAGGTTCAGGTCTCGTAGTAGACCTAACCATCGCTAGTAATAAGTGCTCAGCTATTGCAGTAGATGCCGCAGCTGGTAGTGATGGTGACGGATATCGCATTGGCGATGCTGTTACTATTTCTACTAGCAATGCAGGTACTAATACTGCTGTAGTTGGATACGTTACATCATTAGAATACGAGAATTAAATTATGGCAAATCCTGCAACAGCAAGAGTGTCAAATACAGATGCCACAGTCCAAGAACCAGGTGGGTACTCAGGTAGTACTTCTGGTATCTCTGGAGGTAATACTGCTATCCGCAAGTCGGTAGCGTATACTCAAGGCGGAACGTATTCACAATCTGCTGTATACTCTGAAACAAAAGGACTTTGTTTCGCTTATAAAGCTGTGGAGTGCGACTCGCCCGCACAATCACGCTCTTAAACACGGGGGACTTCGGTCCCCTTTTTTTTATTTACAAATATTAACTATGGCTTTCCCTACCACTAACGCTACTCAAGAATTACCTGCCGTAAACGAAATACTGGCGTCTGTGGGACAGGCTCCTGTAACTACATTGGATCAAACCAACCCGGACGTTGCGATTGCCTATGATACATTACTTAATGTGTCACGTGAGGTACAGGCAGAAGGCTGGACTTTTAATAAAGAAGAGTTCTATGAAATCATACCAGATGAAAATGGTGAAATTGTAATAGCAAATAATATACTACAAATAGATTTACATGCTGAGAAAGATTCTCAATATGAATCCGTAAGAAGAAATGGTAAACTATATGAAAAAATTAACCATACTTATGATTGGACTACTCTAACTAATTGGGAGAAAGTAGCTTGTGATATAGTATGGTTCTTTGATTGGGTTGATCTACCTAGACCTGTTCAAGATTATATTGTAGCTAGAGCTGCAGCTATTGTATCTAGTAGAATTGTTGGTGATACCAATCAGTATCAAATACTAGCTCAAAAAGAAATGCAGAATAGAGCTTTAGCTATGGAATATGAATGCAATCAAGGAGACTATACTTTCTTTGGACATCAAAGAGGTAAGAAAGTATACAATGCTTATCAACCTTATCAAGCACTACAACGCTAATGGCAGCCGTAACTCAAACAATACCGAATTTCTTAGGCGGAGTATCTAACCAGCCTGATGATAAAAAATTACCAGGTCAGGTACGTGGTGCTGTTAATGCATATCCAGACCCTACATTCGGTTTAACAAAACGACCTGGTTTTAAATTTCTCACACAACTAGCAAGTGCTACTACAGGTGGTACTGCTTTTGATAATAATGATTTAGATAATGCTAAATGGTTCTACGTGAATCGTGATGCAGATGAAAAGTATTTTGGATGTATAGTAGGTAATGCTACAGAAGCTGACGCTGCTATACATGTATGGAATGTCGCAGAAGTAGATGGTAATGGAGATTACGTAAAAGCTGCTGTGACTTATGGTAGTAATACTAGACAGTATTTAAGCGCTTTAAATTCATATGATTATGATTTCTTAAATGTTAGAGATACGTCTATCATTACTAACAAACTTAAAACTATAACAACTGTAACTGATACTGCTTTTGTAGAAAATAAAGTTGCAACTATTAGAATACATACTGTAGAATACAGCTCACATTATTTATGTGGAATCACTACAGGTGGTACTACTTATACTAATGCTGTAAATACTAGAGCTGGTGATACACCTACTAACGATGGTGATACTACTAACTTCTTAGATGCTGATGAAATCCTAGTTGCACTTAAAGCAGCTATAGATGCTGGCTCTTCTGGAGTAACAGCTACTGTTATTAATAATAGTTTAGAACTTTCACATAGTGCAGCTTTCACAGTTGAAGTGAAAGGAGGTAGAGCTGGATCTGCACTAACAATATATCAAGACGAAGTAGATCAAATAACAGACCTAGCTTCTGAATCTAAACATGGTCGTATAGTTAAAGTTGTTAATACATTCTCAAGTGTAGGTACATACTATACTAAATTTAAAGCAGATAACGGAACTTCTGGACCTGGTATTTGGGAAGAAACTAAAGGACCAGGTGAGGATAAAGGGTTAAGTTCTGCAACAATGCCTCATAAGTTATATAACACAGCCAAGAATGCATTTACATTTAGTGTTATAGAAAACCCTGTGTCACCTAATGGTAATGGTATAGCAGGTGTATTCGGAGAACCTAGGTTAGTAGGTGATAGCGATAGTAACTCACATCCCTCGTTTGAAGGTTCTAAAATACAACAAGCTTTTTACAATAATAATAGACTCGGCTTCTTAACAGAAGATAATGTGTCTATGAGTAGATCTGGAGAATATTTTAATTTTTATTTTGAAAGTGCTCAAACAAGTATAGCTTCAGATCCGATTGATCTCAGTTGTTCTAGTACTAAAGAAGCTTTACTGCATGGTGTTATACCTACAGCAGGTGGTCTCTTGCTATTTAGCCAGAATCAACAGTTTATTATGTATGCTGCTGATGGTAACTTAAGCCCACAAACAGCTATAATACGTGGTCTATCTAACTATCGTATGGATACTAAGATAGATCCAGTAGATATTGGAACACATATTAATTTTGTAAGTAAGACTCACGATACAGCTGGTTTTACTAGAATATTTGGTATGTTACCACAGGGTGTAGGACAAGTACCAAAAGTTGTAGACATAGGACGTTCAGTGTCAGAGTATATACCTGCTACTATTACAGGCTTGACTGCTAACTCACAAAATAGTTTTATAGCTATGTGGGGTAACACAGAAGATAAAATATATTTCTACCGTACCTACAGTGATGGAGAAAAAGATCTCGTTCAATGTTGGTTTAACTGGCAATGCCCTGGTAATGTGCATCATGTTGAAGTAGATGCTGATACTATGTATACTGTAGTTAAAACTGGTACAGGAGGTACTGCTAGGTATAATTTAGTAAGTGCTACTATGACCATGACACCTGAAGAAGCTATTGTAGTTACTTCAGATGGAATACAGGTTAATCCACATATGGATTTCTATGTTAAAGCTGGTGATGGTAGTAATACTGTTGTAAATGACACGACGAACAATCTTTCTAAAGTTTATTTACCATATTCGGATATCACTACATTAGATCCTGTTATACTTATTGCTGGTACACAGAATTTTTCAGGAGTTACTGACTCTGGATTCACTATTACACCAACAAGGAGAAGTGGATACTGGGAAGTTCCTGGGAAATTATTACAAGCACAAGCAGCTAATGTATATGTAGGATATAAATATAGTTATGATATAACTTTACCTAAGATGTATTATAGAAAGGATCAAGAAGGTAAAGTGAGTGATTATACTGCTCAATTAACTATAGCTAGAATGAAGTTTTCTATCGGTCAATCTAGTGTTGTAGGTTTTAAACTTAATAGAAAAGGTGTACAAGCTGCTACACAAACATTCACAGGTGATGGAAGTACCACAGCATTCTCACCAGATTTTACTGTAAAAGATTTGAAAGATGTTGTTGTTAAAAAGAACGGAGCTAAACAAACTCTTACAACTGATTATACCATTGCAGCTCATTCCAGTATCACAGATGCTGTTACAGTTACATTCGGTACGGCACCAGCTGCTGCTGTTACAGCCGCAAACGTTACTACTCCTGCTGACAGTATTGAGATCTATGTAGACAATTGGTATACAATAGAATCATCACAAGATGCAAACTATTATTTAGGTGATGATGTACCTTTAGAGGCGCAATCTTTATTTACTGTACCTATACATCAGCGTTCAGATAATTATACTATTAGAGTCTATAGCGACTCCCCGTTTCCTTTATCCTTGACTTCTATGTCTTGGGAAGGGAATTATTCACCCCGTTATTACCGACGAACATGACAATTAAAGCACTTAGAGTTGAACCCAAAGACATCCCATACATATGGCATGACGTCAAACCTTTGATTGATAAGGTATTATGTCAAACCAATGGAGAGATGTTATCAGAAGATTGTTTAAAACTTCTTTTAAATAGGAGTCAGATCTTATTTATAGGTGGAGACATTGAAAAGGATGAGATTCAAAGTGCTTTAGTAGCTGAGATTGTTAAATATCCACGTAAGAAAGTGTTTCGTATAATAACTTGGTCAACAAAATCTGGTCATGATTATGAGTTATGGATGGATTTATTTGATACTATCGAAGATTATGCTAAACTTCAGAATTGTAATTTAATCGAAGCGTGGACTAGAAAAGGTCTAGCTAGAAAAATAAAATGGGATAATGAATATTCCATAATCACTAAACACATCTAGGAGGTTAATATGGGAGGTGGAGGCGGCGGCGGTCAAGCGCAAAACGTCGAAAACCAAAATGCTTATAATAGAGCTAAATGGGAATTTGATTGGGGGCAGATGGAAAATGCTGCTCAATATCAATTAGATCAATTCTATGCTACTAAAGAGAATGAAGAAAATAGGATTACATATGAGAATCAAGTAGCTACTAACGAATGGTTAGATAAAGAAGCTATTCGTATATTTGATTATAACAACCAAGTAGCTGCTTTTAATGCTAGTGTAGAAGCTTATGAAGTACAGAAAGATTACAACCAATTAGCTGCTGAAATTACTACCAATGATAATACACGTAAGTATAACGAAAGATTAATGGAGATAGGCTTCAAGAATGAAGATCTATTAATGAATCTTGGTTTTGATAAGCGTGCAGCAAAGTTAGATTTAGAAGCTAAAAAATCTGCAGCTTCAGGTAAAATGGAAGAAGCTAAAATAGAAGGGTTGTCTCAAAAAGGTAAGATCCTAAACATGGGTCAAACTGGACGTAGTGCAAGAAAGAATCTACAAGCAGCTCTTGCAGGTCAAGCTAGAGTTCAATCAGGATTGATAGATGCAGTAATTAAAGATGAAGTTGGTTATGCATTTACAATGGAGAAACTGCAGAAGACTGCTACATTAGGTCAGACTCAATTAAGAGAGTCTATGTCTAGTGCTAGGTCTCAGTATGATGCAGATCAAACACAAGTTGCTTTACAACAGTGGAGTGCTGATTTAGCTGCAGAAGCTCAACTCGCACCGTCACCTACATTAGCACCTCAGACATCACCACCAGTTACTATACCCGCACCTAACTTTGTACTACCACCAGATACACCAACACAAGAGCAATGGCAGGATATACACCCACCAGAAGGTGTTGCTGCAAGTGGTGGAGGAAGTGGTTTCCTCAGTACAGTTATTGGTCTTGCAGGTCAAATGGCAATAGCATCATCTGATGATAGACTTAAATATAATATAACTCGTGTAGGTACTTCACCATCTGGTATACCTAAGTATACATTTAAATATAGACTTGATGGTGTACATGGTCCTAAATATATGGGAACATCTGCTCAAGATCTAATAGCAATGGGTCGTAAAGATGCCGTTGGACAAAAAGAAAAAGACGGATTCTACTACGTTGACTACAGTAAGCTGGATGTCACTATGGAAGTCGTTACAACCTAAACAAATTAAATGGCACTTCTATATAAAGGGTACGCCCAACAGAAAGGCTTTGGAGCAAATCTCGTAAATATACCAGATCCTTCTAAAAAGATTCGTGACCAAGGTTTAGTTACCATTGGTCACATGAAGGATCAAATGGAATGGGATAAGCGACAAGCTCAGAGATTCTCCAATGCAATGCAACGGAATTTCGAATTAGAGCGGCAAAATGCAGATGACAATTTTAGACTAAGGTCTTTATATTCTGAAAAAGTTGCTGGTCAAAAGTGGCGGAATTTCGAACAGCTCATTAAAAATGATGAGACTAAGTTTAAGAATCATAAGAATAACATAAAAGATTTATTAGCATTAACTAAAACTGGTGCTAAATTATGGAAAGCTTATGATAAAAAACAAAAAGAAAATGCTGATATATTTGCTCATCAACTAAAAGATGAACATGGACTTGGTTGGAGTAAAATCAATAAGCTTAGAGAAACTGAAGATACTCTATGGAATGACCAAGCTCGTCGTGAAGACTTAATCAGGAAAATGGGGCTTGAAGGTGTCCCAACAGATGTTATCGATAGAGTTAGAAATATAAGTGGCTATAAGAAAGTTGCAGTTCAAAAGCTTCATGCACGTAATTATGCGCGTGGAGCTTCTGCTTATTATGGTGAGAATTGGAATACTAAAGTAGAATTACCTGGTGTTGGTGAGGTTGATTTAGCCTCTGCTACAGCTAGTCAAGTCGATACAGTAATACAACTCCTTGATAGAAAGAGACGTATAGATGCTGGTGACGGTGCTCCATCATCTAAAATGATGGGTTTATCTGGTTCTTATGAGATAACTGAGAAACAACGAGCACAAATTCGTTATCAAAAAACACATCAATTAACAACAGAAGCAGTAAATGCACAGCATCAAGATGAAAAAGATTTACTTCGTGATGCTATTGATACAAACTATACAGGACAAAAAAGTTTTGGTGCTGGTGTAAATCAACTAGTACATATGTATGCTGGAGGTTGGGATGCTAAAGGACCAGAATTAAAAACTGCTCGTAGGCGTGTAACTAAAGCAATTATCGATGGTTTAAATAAAGGAGATATAAGCTGGGAAGAAGCAAGAACACTTGGTGAGTATAAAGTACCAGGTTTGAATAATGAATGGGGAAGTCTATTTAAAAACGATTGGATTGCTATACAAAATGCTGGTCTTCAATCTATGAAGCAAGAGTATGCTAGAAATAATATGGATATACTGGCTCATGAACAGAAGGGTAAAAGATTCTTAGCTGAGGCTATTGACCTTGCTAATCAACCACAAGATCCTAAGACTTGGACTAAATTACTTTCTATTGCTAATAAAAATAATTGGAAAGACGCTAGTCATTATATATCATCTAGATTAACTCGTGGTCAAAATGCTGCCAATGATGAGTCTGGTTTAGCTGAAGTTCAATCAAGAATTAACGGCGGGGAATACCTAAGTAAACAAGAGATTGATGTTTTAGGTATGACTCCAGAAGCTAATGTAAAAGCATACGAGTTAATGAATAGTCATAATCCTTTCCTACCTAAGGCAGGAGGATATGATGAAGAGTTAGAAGATACTATTGATAAGTTGTTGTACAATAGAATTCCTAAGAAAGTTACTGGTAATAATAATATAACTCATGGTATGGCTAAAAGTGCAGCTCTAACTAAAGCTAATACAAGATACAAAGCTTTGGTACAGAGTGGTATGTCTCATGCAGATGCTTATGATAAAACATTAAGTTATATCACAGGTACAGTAATGGATGAGAAGGGGTTATTCCAACCTAAATATAATGAGGCTACTAGAAACATGGAATTCAGTGGGTTTTCACCTACTGTATCTAAATCGGATATGATACTGAATACAGAACAACTTGATATAGCAGATGAGTTGATAAAAAATCCTAACCTTATTTCTAGTCAATCTTATATAAGTGAAACTGCTTTATCAACTAAAGCGGCACAACTACAAAGTGGTAAATATAAACCACTTCTTCCACGTTCTGTCTTCATACAACATGAAACTAAAAATGGTATTGATGCTTTAGATGCTGAAATAGCTCAAATAGAATTTTATAATGCTAAACGAAAAGCAGAAGGTAAACCTTTAATACCACCATATCCTAAAGAGTATGTTAATAGAGTTAGAGCAGCTTATGGTGGAATCTCTCCTAAAGCTCAGAGGCTTTTAAATAAGTATGATTATAGTCAAGTAAATAGAGCTGCTATGGAAAGTGGTATGAATCCTATTTATGATAGACCACAATTAGAAAAAGCTAGAGAACTATTGAGTACAGATGAGGATTGGAATAAAACAGAAGCTGGTAATAGTGTAGAGACACTTGGGTTTGATTTAACAGGAACTACTGTTAGAGAACTATTGATACTACAACGAGACGGTCAGCTAACAGCAGCTGGTAGATATGGTCTTGACTCAGAATCTATCTTAACAGTTGCAGATGAAGCTGGTGTAGACTTAGATGATTACTTTGATGCTGATACACAAAATAAACTACTAGATGCTACCTTTAAACTTAGAGGACCAGAGTTTATTAAAAATATACAAAACCCTAAAGATCGGTTACTAATGGAAAGTCTATATGAAACTGTTACTCAACCTAAATATAACAGCAAATATGGAGGTCATAACCCAGCATTGTTAAGAACAGAAGCTTTCGCGGCTTTATATGAAGGAGGTCGCTATGAGTGAAGAAATTTATGAACAGCTCGAAGAGAAAACAGAAACTGAAAATCTAATCGAAGCTGCAAATATAGAAAATGAATACTGGCAGCAAAGGTCACAAGGTGAAACAGATAGTATTAAACCACCTGAAAATGAAAAAGAACCTGTAAACAAAACTGAAACTGATAACAGAAGAGAAACAGAGAAAGCTGTTAAAGGTGGGAAAGGTGATTATTCTTGGGGTGGTTATGAGGATCAACAGAAGCCTGAACCTGGTAGTCAGATACAGAAACCAGCTCATGTAAGCCAAGAGGATTGGGATAACAGACCTAAATGGTCTAGACCTATAGAAGATTTTGTACATTTAGGATCTACACCTGCTTTAGGTGTTGCTGATTTTATATCCGATGCTGTTGGTCTTGTACCTTGGTTAAAACCTATTGATAATTGGTGGGATAAAAATTCTCCTAGATCAAATGCTCCTATAAATAAAATTGTTAGAGATGCATCATCAGTAATTATACCTAGTATGTATGGTGGTGCAACTATTGTAGGCAAAGCTAAAGCGGCTACAGCTGCTAGTACAATGCCAAATTATCTAAGAACTTTAGGTTCTGTAGCTGCCTATACTGGTGTAGACACTAGTGTTGCTATGGTTTCATCTCATTCAAAAACAGATGATAACTTAGCTGCTACTCTTAATAATTGGTTAGGTTGGAATATACCTTGGGCTACTAGAGCTAGTGATAGTCCAGATGTGAGATGGAAAAAGAATGTCCTTGAAAATACAGGAATGGCAGCTGGTGCTGAATTGATTGGTGCAGCTTTCTCATTTTCCAGAAAGACTAGATTACTACCTAGAGATCAGAAAGCCGCCACTGCTGTAGCAAAAAGGCAGAAGTTTTATACAAGAGGAGCTGATAACCCTACTACATTTGAAGTAGAAAACATGAGGAATGCTCGTAAGGCTGCACAAGCTGACGAGATGAAAGATGCAATCAAAGCTGATCCTCTTGGTGAAAAAGGTTATAATCCATTTTTACATGACTTAGGACCAGATGATGCTGGAAGAGCAGTACCTAATATAGAACCTGATCCATTACTTGCTAAAGTAAACCATACTCAAATACAAAATAATATAGATACTATAAATGGTAGAGCAGCAGCTGTCGTTGGTGAATCTTTTAATAAGAGGTTCCTTAAGGCAATTGATGGCAAAGCCAGAGCTCAGCAATTAGATGAGTTATTTGAATCTATATCTCCTAATGTAGATGCTATTATAGATGGTAGGCAGATTACAGCAGAACAGATGAATAGGTCTGTTGATAACCTCACTAACTCTTTACTTGGGAAGGACATTACTCTTAAAGAATTTGAATTCATTGTCGATGACATGAAGACATCAATCTTTAATTCTAATGAAGTTCTAGATGAAGACAACTGGCTGGTAGCCTCTCAAGCATTTAAAAATGCATATGAAAAGGTCTTTGACCCCAATCAGATGAGAGCTTCTGCTATGCTCACCCAACAAGCTGCTGATACTATAGCTGATACAGCATCAGGTATAAAGATGATGGGTGAAGGTATGGATACTGCTAGGCAAATGAAGATTGTCTTAGATAAACTTAATTTACTTGCTCAAGAAGTTAAAGTAAATCAGTTTGTTGTTAAGAAGGCTCAAGAATATAAGAAGATTAAACAGACTGGAGATATAAATAATGTATTGAGATGGATGGATAACCAAGGTAGTCACTTTGAAGATTATATTAGAGAAGTGAAAACTAAAGGTAATAAGATTAACAGTGAATTAAAATACATAGCTGAAACTCATCCTGAATATTACAAACCATTTGTTGAAGCTTATGATGCTACGAATGGTAATGTAGATACATTGTTTAAATTACAACGTTTAACTGAGGAAAATGTACAATTCTTTAAAAAGGGTTTTGTTAATATAAATCCTAAAGTACCTAGTCAATTAGTTAAACAACTTCATGCTGCTAGAATTAATGGTATTCTAATGGGTATGGCTCCTGTTAGAGCTGCTGTTGGTAACTCTATGCTAACTGCTATTAAACCAGCTTCAGTATTCGCTGGTGCATTTTTACAAGGCAAACCAGAAGCGATTAAACGTGCTATGTATACCTATGGTGGTATCGTGGAAAACTTTAAGCGTGGTCTTAAGGTTATGTCTGATGAATGGCGTCTTGCTAATATGAATCCAGAAGAAGCTATGATGCGTGGTCGTGTTGATTTAAAGAACTCCCAACTAGAACAGATGGAGTATATGGATAGCATGGCTGAAGCTTGGAAGTTAGGTAAGAATAGAGGTGATAGAGCTAAGTATGCTCTATGGCAAATGACTAAAGGAGTGTCTTGGTGGAACAAACAAAGCGTTGTTAGAGCTGGTACTAATGCTTTGTATGCTATTGATGGTATGACTAATTCCTTCATGGCATCTGGTATGGCTAGAGCTAGAGCTTACGATGATACATTACATAGATCTAGAGGTGCTATTGACTTTGATGATTTATTTAATAAAAAACAACGTGAATTATATGCACAAGCTTTCGATGAATCTGGATTACTAACAGATGAAGCTGCTAAGCACGCTGGAAGAGAGATTGCATTGAATATGGATAATGAAGTAGTAAGACGTTTTGATGACTTCTTAGAAGCTGTACCAGCTGCTAGAGGCATCTTCATGTTCCCTAGAACTGGTGTAAACGCCGCTGCTTTATCTTGGACATTCAACCCATTAAGTTCTTTAGGATTAGCTATACCTAAAGTGAAAAGGGTAATGAAGGCTAAAACTACTCGTGAAATGGTAGAGTCATTAGCAGAGCATGGTATTAAAGATCCTGATGATTTAGCAGCTGCTTTTACTGCACTTAAATCAGAATACATTGGTCGTCAAATCATGGGTAGTACTATTGTTATGGCAGCTGGTATGTGGGCATTGGAAGGCAATCTAACTGGTAATGGACCACAAGATGGTGCGGAGAGACAACGTATGCTTGCTATGGGTTGGCAACCGCTCTCATTGAAAGATCCAATTACTGGTAAATGGCGTAGCTATCAAGGATTTGAGCCTTTCCAACAGACATTAGGTTTAGTTGCTGATATTGTATACCAAGCTAATCGTATAGATCAACCTATTATGGAAGATTTATTTAGAAAAGTTGGATTTGCAATAACAATGAATGTTACCAATAACACATTTGTTGGCGGCTTCGAACCATTAGCAGGTATGTTAACTAGCGATCCTACTGCTTGGAATAGATTCTGGGCACAACAAGTAGATCAAACTGCTATACCATTTAGAGGGATTAGAAGTATTCTTAATAATGCTATCAGTCCTCAACTCAGGGACGTGAACAACGATTTCTTTGCTTATATGAAGAATGCGAATAAATTCCTATTCGGAGGAGCAGAAGAAGATGCATTACCTAACCTATTAGATGTATACACAGGTAAGCCTATAAGAGGCTATGAGTCTATAACACAAGCAGCTAATGCTGTTTTACCATTCTTCAAACAAAATGCTGATATAGAGCCATGGAGACAATGGTTATTAAGTACTGGTTGGGATGGCTTACAACGTCATAGAAGAAACAAAATTACTGGACAACCTTTAACTGCTAGAGAACGTCATTATATTAATAATTGGGTAGCACAGAATGCTGGTCTTGATATCCAAATCAGAAATATGATGAATCAAGATGATGGTTACTGGCAGAAGAAGATGGAAGAATATAGAAAAGTTAGAGGAAAAGTACCTATTAAAGAGTGGATTGTCCATAGAGAATTAGATAGAATACATGATTTAGCTTTTGATAACGCTTGGTATTCCTTAGAGAATAACAATGCACAATATACTTCTCAGGGTAGAGAGCTAAAAATGAGAAATCATTATCTAAGACAAGGCAACTTAGATGGAGCAACTGAGACACAAAAGAGGATTTTAAAATTACAAAAAATGTCTAAATAAGCATTATGGCTACAACCTCAAATACATATACAGCAAACGGTTCCACCGTCGATTTTGCTTTTACATTTCCATATCAAAATACTACCGACATTAAAGTTAGTGTCGATGAAGTTCTTCAAGAGCTTACAACTCATTACTCATTACATAATGCAACAACAATCCGATTTGGTACAGCACCTGCTAATACTAAAAAGGTAAAGATTTATAGAGATACAGATAGTTCTAAACTTGCTGCTACCTTCTACCCAGGTTCAGCAATTAGATCCAGTGATCTCAATGATAACTATAACCAAAATTTATACGTTACTCAAGAAGCAGAAAATGATTCCACTGAAGCTCTTAGTAATTCTAGGGTGCTTGAAAGTGGGGCTTACGTTTCTGCTATTACAAAAGCTACTACCGCTGTAACAACTGCTAATACCGCAAGTACGAATGCTTCTAACGCTGTGACTACTGCAAATACTGCAAGTTCTACAGCAAGTACAGCTTCTTCAAACGCAACAACAGCTGTCAATACAGCCAACACAGCTTCCACCAACGCCACCAATGCAGTTAATACAGCGAATACAGCGTCTAGTACGGCGACAACCGCCAACACCACAGCAAACGCAGCTGATACAAAAGCAGATAGCGCTACAGCGACGGCAAACACAGCTTCGACGAACGCTTCGGCTGCTGTATCAACAGCCAACACAGCAAGCTCCACTGCCACAACAGCTAATAACACAGCTAACACGGCTTCAACTAATGCTTCTAACGCTGTAACTACAGCTAATGCAGCTAGTGCTGCTGTTTCCGCTGCTGTGTTATATACACCAAAAGCAAATAAAGCAGCCTTAGTGGCGACAGAACCCAGTGAAGATGGTTATTATGAAATAGCTGATTCAAGTACTTTAGTTAACGCTACATGGACTACTAACTCAGTTAATTATACATTGAGTGGTATACCTAGTACCTTCCAAGGAAGTGCAGGATTAACAGTTCGTGTGTCTTATACTCATTCAAGTAAGACTTATGCTTGGGCTAGTTATTTTGCTAATGATCCAGAAGAGAGATATGTTTCAGATACACGTACCTTTGGACCTACTGTAACTTATACAGTTAAGGTAGCAACAAAGACTTCCTTACATAGATATAATGGCTCTGGTCATTCTTCTGGTTTTACCTTAGATGACCAAATGGCTCCATTCCTAGAACTTAACCCAGGAATGACTTATAAATTTGACCAAGCAGATAGTTCTAATTCGGGACATCCTCTTGCTTTCTATGAGGTAGCAGATAAATCTACAGGTTATTCAACAGGAGTAACTACAAATGGTACACCTGGTAATGCAGGTGCTTATACACAGATAGTTACATCTGATACTAACCCTACAATTCTACACTACCAATGTTCATCCCATGCTTATATGGGTAATTGTATGCAGATGAATACTGCATTTGATAGAACAGCACACCAAATAATAGATGCTGGTAACTTTGATAATGCATCAAGTACAGCAGCTTTATCAAACACTTACGATGGAGGAGTCTTTACTTAAATGGGAACACCAGCAACTAGAACACCTGTGCGTGTAGCACGAGGTACATACTCAAATTTAAATACAAACAAAGCAGACATTCTCGAAGGTGAGATTTGTTATGCAACAGATCAAAATAAAATATATATTAAAGAAGGTAGTAACCTAGAAGAGCATACTATTGATACTAGTTCATTTGCTCTATTAGCAGGTTCTACTTTTACTGGTGATATCATCATCGATAATGCTAAGGAACTAAGGTTCCATGAAGCTGATGGTAATGGTAGTAACTATGTAGGATTTGAAGCACCTGCTACTTTAGGTGGTGATAAAATCTGGGTGCTCCCGTCAGCCGATGGCTCGGCAGGTCAGTACTTGAAAACTGATGGATCGGGAAATTTAGGATGGGGCACAGATGCTACAACTGATGCTACTAAAATGCCTCTCGCAGGAGGTAATTTCACTGGTGATATACAACTTAATGCACAAAAAGATGTACGCTTTGGTGATGCTGATAGTTCACATTATGTAGCACTTCAAGCACCAGCAACAGTAGCTTCTAATGTAACTTGGACTTTACCTGCAGCTGATTCTTCAGGAACACAGGCTCTCACTTCAAATGGAAGTGGAACTTTAGCTTGGGCTACTACAGGTGATGCAACGCTAGCTAATGATAATACATGGACTGGTGCTCAACGTGGACAGGTAACTGGTTTGACTTCAGCGTCAACTATTACTATTGATATGTCTACTACGAATAATCATTCTGTTACTCTAGCTCATAATACTACATTCAATGCCCCTTCTAACCAAGTAGCTGGTCAATCAGGTTCAATCTTCATAACACAGGATGGAACAGGATCTAGAACAGCAGCATGGAATGCTAACTTTAAATGGAAAGGCGGAACCGCACCGACCCTTACAACGACGGCTGCAGCTGTAGATCGAATAGACTACATCATAGCATCCTCTGGTAATATACATGCGGTGGCAACTCTGGATGTGAAGTAAGATGGCAGTACTAAGTAACACAATGATGCAGGGTACTGCTGCAATTTCAGATGAAGATCGTTATGATATAGAAGGTTCTCTTAGGTTTGAAAGTTCAGAAGGTCCTAATCTTAGGAAATACTTGTCTCAATCTGGCGATGGTCGTAGGTGGACAGTTTCTTTTTGGTTTAAAAAAACCATGGATAATAACCTAAGCACATATTTGTGGGGTGCCTATGAAGGTGGCAAAGAAAATCAGTTCTATTTTAAATCTACTGGTGAAATTCAATGGTACTGGAACCCTAGTTATTATGTAGAAACTGTTGACCAATTCAATGATGTCAGCAGCTGGTATCATTTAGTTGCAACTTTTGATTCATACCATCCAACGGATACTGAACGTGTAAAATTATATATAAACGGAAGAAAACTAACTCTAACTGCAAATACTCTGCCAGCTCAATATGTTGAAGCTGATTGGAATAGAAAAGGCGGATTTGTAATGTTTGGTGGTACCAGGATTGGTCGAAGTGGTCACTGGCAGTTTGCTGATATACAAAGTATTGATGGACTCACCTTGTCCCCGACTGCATTCGGATCCTTCGATTCAACGGGTGTATGGAATCCGAAAACCTTTTCACGTCCAGCTCCTAATAATGGAACTACGTGGAGTAGCAAGTTATATACAAGTAATGCTACATATAATGGTAGTGCTACAGCAACAAATTTCCAAAGTGGTCATGGTGCTACCGAAGCATTCTCTAATGTTCTAGAAGATAATGGAGCTGTAGGTAACGAATCTGATCCATATGCAGGTTGGATATATTTTAGACCTACGTCAGCGTTTGAAGGTGTATCAAATTTAAGAATTTACTGTGCTTATGTTGGAGATTTTAAGCTTAATGGTGTTAGTGTTAACACAACTCCAGCTCCAGTAAATGGTACTGGCAGATGGTATGACATTGAGCCCACTGCTATACCAGCTTCATTAACTGAAATTGCAGTAAAGGGTGCTAGTGGTTCTAATGGACGTATAGCAGCCATTGAAGTCGATGGTGTCATTCTTGTAGACGGTACAGTTGACCCAACGGATCGACCTAAACTTAATGATGGTACTGTACATAGTTCAACTAATACAACAGGCTCTGCATATGAAGCATATCCTATAGCTCAAGCTTTTAATGGTACCCATGCTAATAGAAGTGTCCCAGCATCTGATTCTTGGGTTACATGGACACCACCAACCGCTATTGAAATGAGCAAACTAAGAATTTATTTTGCATATAAAACTACTAATGGTAATTTTAAAATAAACGGCACTCAAAATAATACTAATTTAGCTTCTGGAACATACGGTTGGATTGAATATACAGGTTATACAAGTATTAGTTCTATAGCTTGGTATTGTGGTCCTTCTGGTGCTGAACAAAGTTCTGTTGCTATAATTGAAATCGATGGTCAGTACTTACTTGATTCAGTAGTTGATAACAGTTTCCACATGAAGTTATCAGATACAACAGTTGACTCAAGCTTAGGTAGAAACTTTATAGGAACCAACTTAGGGATAGAAGATTCTTCTGTTAATGGTGGTTTACCTTTCTATAATACAACAGCAGGAAGTGATGGATATGATAATGGTGCAAAAAAAGGATCTGGATATAGAACAGATAGTTCTGCAGGAACCACAGATGGAACAGGACTTGTATTCGCATTACCTGGTGATGGATTAACAGATGAACACGACCATGTAAATACAGGAAGTTCAGCTAAAACAGTAACAATAAGTAATTCATGTGATACAACTACGGTTGATAGTAGATTCTATGGTAAGTCTCTAGACTTTGGTGCTTATAACGTAGCTAAGAATGTACATGTTACAGCTGCTAACGCAGGAAGTGACTTTAACTTTGGTACAGGTGATTTTACAGTTGAATGCTGGTTTTATCAAACCGATGACACCCGTAACGGTGGGTCTAATCAAACGGTATTTGATTTTGATGCTAATGCTACTAACTCTTACGGTGGTGGATGGTTATGGCTAGCGATTACTGATGCAAATTTAGTGATATATTATTCCGTAAATAGTAATAGTTTAGGCTATCAGACTGTAATGTCAAGTGCATCTCTTCTAAACAGTTGGACGCATTTTGCTGTTGTCTATGATTCTACTAATAGTAAATTAAAAACATTTGTTAACGGTGAACTGAAAACTGATACAAGTTATAGTACAGACTGGACAGGAGATAGAGGTGTCTACTTAGGACAAATGAATCTAAGTAGTGACATGAATAGAACTTTTGCAGGCTATATAAATGACTTTAGAGTTTATAAAGGTGTTTCTAAATACACTTCAGCTTTTGTAGTACCAAAAAGAGATGATTTCCTAGTTGATAATTTAACTGCAACAGCAACTGGAACAATATACACATCAGGTAGTGATTGGACTAGTGCTATATGGGATGGAAGCACTTCTACTCAAGGAGGCGTTACTGGTCAAAGTTATGAAGAATTAACCTCTCAATCAATTACTGTAAATACATCTTTTGAGATTTTTACGAATGACGAAAACGGTCAAGTTAATACTATAAAAGATGGTAATGGTAATGAATATCAATGTGATAGCGATGCCGGTACTGGAAGTCATTGGAGACCTTTATATAACGCAAACTCTCAAAGTGGAACTAATTTTACAGGTACACTAGCTGGTCCTATTCAAGTTAAAGTTAGTTATGGTGGTAGCCATATCTATGCTGTAAGAGTTGATGGTACAATTGTGACAGATGATCCATTATCAGGTGTAGATTTTTCCACAGACTCTCCTACGAATTACGAACCAGCAGTTGGTAGTGATGCCACAGGTGGTGTAACGAGAGGTAACTATGCAACGATGAACCCGTTAACTAACATTAACTGGGGTTATGGTTCTTGGACTTTACGTCAAGGAAATTTAGAGGCAGAAGGTTATCCATCTAGTAAATTAGCTTGTACATTAGGTGCTTCTAGTGGCAAATATTATTGGGAAGTAGAGTACGTTAATTCTCCTAATACTGGATATATAGGTATTATCCATCCTGATGCAGATATACATGCTGATTGGAACGTAGGTACTCAAGCCGCTTATGGTGCAGGTGGTAATAAAAATATCGATGGATCAACATCAGCTTATGGAAATACTTATACAGCCGGAGATGTTATAGGTGTCCAATGGGATGCTGATAATGGCAATCTTTACTTCTGGAAAAACGGAGTTGCTGAGAACAGTGGTACTGCTTTAGTAACAGGTAAAACTGGTTTGTTTGTACCTTTCTTTTCAACTTCAAGTGCTAACAATGCTAACAATGTTAAGTTCAGAGTTAACTTCGGGCAAAGACCATTTAAGTATCAAAATGCTGGGTCTAATAGACCATCTGCAGATTATAAATGTTTATGTACCACAAACCTACCAGATACATTCAGTGGAGATCAGATAAATGATCCATCTAAGTATTTTGATGTAAAAACTTATGTTGGTAATGGTGTTGATGATACTGATATAAAAGGATTTAACTTTGGTCCTGATTTGGTTTGGACTAAGATGTATGGACCTTCTGGTGGAGGATATCATCCTCATATATGGGATCAAGCGAGGGGTGCTACTAAATACTTTATAACAGATGGGAATAATGTACAAGGGACACAAGCTGAAGGTATTAAAGCTTTTAATTCTGATGGATTCCAATTAGGTACATTTATTGAATCTGGATATGAAGTTGGGAAAAACTATGTAGCTTGGGCTTGGGATGCTGGAGCAACTGCAGCTACAGCTTCAACAGATGGAAATATTACACCAAGTGCTCAGTGGGTAAACGCTACAGCTGGTTTTAGTATTACTCTATATAGCGGATTGGAATCTGCAGGAAAAACTGTTGGACATGCTTTAGGAGCTAAACCTGATCTTGTTATGTGTAAAAACACTTTAGCAGCAAGGAATTGGGTTGTTTGGCATAATGGTTTAGACAAGGATGAGCACCTGATACTAAATACTAATGATGATGTAGAAACTAGTGCTACTGTTTGGGATGACTTGGACTTTACTAATACTGTTGTTACACTAGGTGCAAATGAAGATTCCAATAGGAATGGTAATCCGACTATAATGTATGCTTGGACTGCTATACCAGGTTATTCTGCGTTTGGAACATACATCGGCTCAGGTGTATCTCCTAATTTCGTATATACTGGTTTTCAGCCAAAACTCCTTATTGTCAAACCTAATATATCAGGAGAAAATTGGATTATATGGGATGACGAAAGAAGTCCTTATAATTTAACTGATAAGGCTCTAAGAGGTAATACAACAGATTTAGAAAGCACTTATGCTGGCTTTAAAAAAGACTTCGTAAGTAATGGTTTTGTTACGAAAAGTACTGACGCAATTGTCAATACAAATGGTACTAAATACTATTACATGGCTTGGGCAGAGCATCCATTTAAAAAATCGAGGGCACGCTAATGGGATATAAATATCAAGATAAACCGCTTCAAATAGATAAACCTTTTACTGATAAAGATGGTACTAAGTATCCAGCTAATTGGTTAAGGTTATCTACACAACAACAACGTAATAAAGTACCAGGTGGTGCAATTACATGGGAACCGGATTAGGTCCGTCCATAAATCTTCCACCTCAAATACTACCAAATGTACCGCCGTTACCACGTCCTAATTTGGATGCGCCAAAGGCGGTACTACCCTCTTATAAACCAATGTTAGTTCCATCTGGTGCTTTAAGAGGTCCAACTGGTAGAGAAGAAGATGAAGAAGATAATGAGCCGACACCTGCTGAAGTGCAGAGAGTTAATGTACCATTCACTGATATTACGATACCAGTGCCTCAAGAAGAGATAATGGTTACTGCAGCTACTACAGCATTCATCTCTGTAGCTGCTACCCTAACTGCTACAAGTTTATTTAAACATTGTGTGAAGGTCTTTAAACCTATTATCATGCAACTAGCTAAACGAATCCAAAAGAAACTGAATGGAAACACCACAAAAGAAGAACCTTCTGGATAAACTGAAAGATGGTATAGATGATAAGGAGGAACAGATACAAGTCCTAGGAACCTTCGTAAGACTTGGAGTAGTTGTATGGGCAGGGTTTATAATAACCCTCAATTACGTAGAACTACCTATGATTAAGAAAGGTTCTAGTGGAGATATCACGTTCGTCGCGAGTGTCTTCACGGGCGCTTTAGCGACTTTTGGCTTGAACACAAGCAACTCTAAAGGCAAGGGTAATAATAATACTCCTGTCAATTGTCCTATGGTTAAGAAACGAGAAGAATGAAACGATGGTTAATTCTCTTAGCACTGTTATCCCCCTCGGTAGCAAGAGCAAACACAGTTACACCAGCCTTTACTCAAGGCTCAATGAACGCTACCACCACAACAGTTCAGACAGTCACAGAGACAGTCGAACAAAAAGTCTATGGCGGAGAATTAAACAGCTGGACTGGAACAAATGTTACAGCTACTTCAGCTTCAAACGGAGGTATAACAGCCTCAGACGCTATCTTCAGCATAACTACAGCTGGAGAAGACTTTCAACTAGAGACAGTAACCAGAGCAGCAGATGCAACAACTGGTTTAGTTCTCTTAGAAACAATAGACATAGACAGATCAATTACAACAAACGCTACTACGGTATCCTTATCAGTCTTCTCGCAATAGCGAGTCCTGTCTACGCTGAAGGGAACGAAACATATAATACAGCGGCACCTGAGTCGACTGCAACTGGCAATGTGACCAACCAAGCAGTGCAATTCCAAAATAATGGTGCTCCAAGTAGACAACAAATGGGAGGATATAATGGTCGTGGTATAGCCTGTAATGGTCCTACCATGACCTTTTCTCCTTTCTGGTTAGCTAGTGAGAATAAACCTTATGATCCTGAAAGTTATTCGAGAGGCTGGAACTACGGCGCTCAAATAAACTTCATGGTTCCTATGGATTCATCCATCACTGAGATGTGTAAGTCTCTAGCTAGACGTCAGAATGAAAAGATGCGCGTGGACTATGAACTAGTACGCGCCCTGAAGTGCGCCGAACTTATGAAAAAGGGGTTTACCCTTAGACCAGGTTCACGCGTCGAACACATGTGTAACGATATCGTTCCTATTGTGTCATTATTAAAAACAGAAACCACTAAAAACAATGATTCTACTAATTAAGCCGATACTATTCACCTTCTTGAGTTCTAAATCAGTTAAAAAACTAGTTGTAGACCTTTTAGAAGCTTATGCTAAGTCTACCGACAACACCATCGATGATGCTGCAGTAGGTCTAGTAAGAAAGAACTTATTCCCTGGAGAGAATGTCTAAGAAAGCTACTGAAGAAAACTTCAACGAGCTTCATAACCTCGTCACTAAAGAATTCCTTAAACGGGTTAAGAGTGGCGAGGCTTCTGCCCATGAACTTAAAGCAGCCTGTGACTGGCTTAAAACTAATGATATAACTGGTATAGCATATGATGGTAATCCTTTGGATAAATTAGCCTCTGTTATGCCTAAAGTAGACCCTGACCTTGTACAAAGGAGACTCTATGCCAAGCAAAAGTACTAGTTATTACAGAAGTAATTCTGATGCTCTAAAAATTAAACGTAAGTATCAGTCTGAATATAATAAGAAACCTGCACAAAAGAAAAAGAGGGCTTCATTAAATGCCGACAACAGAAAAAGAGGAACCTATGGCAATGGCGATAAGTTGGATGTCTCGCATAAACAAGGCGGAGGTACCAAACTCGAAGGCCAAAGCAAAAACCGAGCAAGAAACAGAGGTAAAGCGTAATGGCTAATAAACTTGCACGGTATGAAAAAACTTTTAAAGCATTACGTAAAAAACAGGAATCTGGTAAACGTCTTAATGATTGGGAACTTAATCAATTAAGTCATGCTAAAAATATGCTGCTTACTATACCTAAAATAGAAGCAGATAAAGTATCTAAAAAACGCAAACAAAATATATCAAAACATTCAGAAGCATATGGACCTGAAGTTGATGCTGAATTGAAACAATTAGAAGCTGCATTAGCTGCTTGGGATCATAGAGTTATAAAAAAAGGAGGTCAATATAGAGGAACAGTTGAAAATTATTATAAAGGTTTAAAATCTAGAAATGAAGAATCAAAGAAATTTTTTACACATATACTAGATAATGAAGTAAATACAGGAAGTTTATTTCCACATACTACAACAGATTATACTGGTGATAATGTACAGAAAAGTACTACTTGGAAATCTATACCACCTTCTCAAGAGTTCCATAATCGAGAAAGTGATAAAGCTGTAGATGAATTTGTTCGTATCCAGAGTGCAACAACCAAAGCATCAACAGACAGTGACAAATTAACTTCAGGTGATGTTGTTATTAAACAGAGTACTGAGGAAATGCAAAATGATGTATCGAAGAGCTATTTTAACGCTAATAATATAATAGAAACTCCATTATATCAAGAAACTGGTTCCGATCCTTTTGTAATACCTTATACTCAATACGAAAAAGCTGGTAAAAGGCAGTCTCAAAGTAAAGGTTCTGTAGCTAAAAACAAAGCTTTACTGAAAGATATGAAGAATGAAGGTAGGATTGATCCTTGGTCAGCTGGTCAAGGGTTTATGCCAGAAGTTAGTTATAGTGGTTATGGTAATAACCCTAACCTTGTAAATGCCTGGGATAAAACTGTACCTACTCAGATTGCTGACTTCCCCGTAAAAGATCTACCTGATTTGACTGATATTCTGACTGGGAGTGGTTAAGTTATGGCAGATATATTACAATACTATGAAGATATAACCTCTCGTAGTAATAAACGTTTACCTACAGGTGATGGTTATGTACCTTGGGGTACTGGTTTAGTCGAAACAGCTGAAAATCTAGCGGCTTCTAGTATTGCTACACTTCAATCTTGGTCAGAAGATGATCCTGATACATGGACAGATGATGCCTTACGCCTTATGGGTGGTGGTGTCAAGAATGTTGGAAATACAGTATCAGATTGGATGGAAAGATCAGAAGAAGGTGAAATAGGTTTACGTTCAGCAGCTGGTACTGCTTTACGTTTTATGAATTGGGG